TTACCAACAGATAGTAGTAGCAGAATAATGATTTGCTATAATGCAGGGTTGTCTAGCTTCTATTGACAATCAAGGTTCTTATCGTATAATACTTTAATAGAAAGATTGATATGTCAGCAAGTAAATTCTCATTCTCTGAAAAAATTGCTAAATCAATTAAGAATACAAAGAACAAGGTTGATTGGCAAACTGTTAATTTAGCTCACGACTTATTCCACTTGATTGTTGACAAGACTCCGGTTGGTAGAGAGATTGATGGGGATGATTCTCCGGGTCAATTGGTAAATAATTGGCAACCTGCTGTGTCAGGAATCACCATTAAAGTACAACAACGTCCGGGGCCGAACAAAGAAGGTGCTCATAGACGAATTGATGGTGTAATTCAACGTGGTATCTTCACTAAAGATAATTTTGTATCTTTTAGTAATTCTACTGAATACGCTTGGCGTGCTGAGTATGGGGGTTGGGAAGAACCAAGATGGAGAGGTAGCCCACCATATTATATGATTCGTGATAGCCTGATAGAAATCTCATCTAAATACAAATAACATCTAACGGAGAGATAAGATGTCTGTTAGATCAGACCTAGAAACAAGATTAAAGAATTGGGCATCTTCTCAAAGCCCTCCAATGAAGGTTGCTTGGGAAGGTAGACCCTTCACAAAACCAACAGATGATAGCACATGGCTACAACCATTTGTTCTTCCATCATACCCAAAGAATGCAACAGTTGATGGTATTCGTTATCGTGAACAAGGTTACTGGCAAGTTAATATCTGGAGTCCAGATGGTAAAGGTGCTGGTTATCAAGAATATGTTGCACAACAATTAATTAACTTGTTCCCTGTTATCCCTAAATTTGGAGATACCAGTATAGAACGAGTTGGTAGTATGAGTCAAGGGCCAGATAATGCAGGATACAGAGTATTAGCAATCTCTTGGCCTTATAGACGTGAAACACAAACACAATAAACAAGGATTATAAATGGCAACTATTGCTCAAACATCCCTACGTGGTAATGGCCCTGTTACTGTTACCACTACGGCATCAACTGCTTCTGACACTCTGGTATATGCAGCTAACACTATGCAAGTGTTGGAAATTCGTAACACCACAGCAGGTAGTCTTGACGTGACAATTGATGGTAGCGGTGCAACAACTATTTCCCCACCGGGCTATGGTGGCACTATCAGCATTGCAACTGGTAAAGTTATCTCTGTTGGTGCCAATGCAACTGTGTTAGTAAATCTGGATTCAATCGGTGCTTTCTTACAGGGCACTATTGCTATTACAAACACTGGTACCGCTGGTCAACTCGTATTTGCCCTATACGGCATTTAATAAGAACAAATAAGGAATAAACAATGGCTTCAATGACTTCTGCTGGTAGCTCAATTGCTATCGGTCTAGCCCCTGCAACAAATACCTTAGCTGGCCTACAAGCTGTTTCATATTCACCAATTGGTGAAGTAACCAACATTGGTAGTTTCGGTAAAAAATTCAACACTGTTACTCACAATCCTCTGGCTAATCGTCAGACCATTAAGCGTAAAGGCTCTTACGATAATGGTACTATCAACCTAGAAGCAGCCTATGATAATGCTGATCCGGGCCAGATTCTATTGCGTACAGCATCGGATAGTGACGACAGTTATAGTATCCGTGTAACCATGCAAGATAATACCACTTTCTATTTTACAGCACAAGTGTTTAGTTTCGACATCAGTGTTGGTGGTGTAGACGATATTACCTCCATCGCTTGTGACCTAGAGATTGACGGCACCATCTTCGAAGCGTAACAAACAAGAGGGGCTTCGGCCCCTCATTAACACTCTAACAATACCGACAAAACATAAGGAACAAATATCATGGCATTTAACTTCAATAAACTAGCAACCAAAGATGTATCCACTGTTGAAATTCTAGACCCTATGACTGAACTACCTTTGGTAGACGAGAAGGGTAACAAAGTAACAGTCGATCTACATGGCCCCGGAAGTATGCAATACCGTAATGCTGTTAATGCACTACAGGCGCGTGCCCTAAAGCGTGGTCGTAAACAAATGACCCCAGAACAACTACGGGCAGAATCCATTGAACTGTTGTCGTCTGCCATTGCAGGTAGCTCTGGTAATCTAGAGTACAATGGTGAGATTGTTAAGACTAAAGAGCAATGGGTTGAATTCTTGAGTGATGCAAACCTTGAGTGGCTACGTAACCAGATTGCAGAAGCCCAAGGTGAGCTAGAGAATTTTTTACCGAAATAACTCCCAAGTTATTACTTCATGTGAGGCAATTAGCATGGTTGTCTAGTTGCCCTACTGATACAAGCAAGAAAGAAAATAAAGACAAGCGTAGCAGGTTTACAAGAATATCCGAGAAAGACCCAGAATCTTTAGAGTTAATTACTCCAGAGATTAAAGGTGGTGAATATCTTGTCAACCTGCTACATGAAGCTGGCCCTGTTGGAAGTAACGGTTATGGGATTGAAGGGCTAAAATGGTCTGAGATTCATAGCTGGCTTGCTACAACAGGGCTTTTTCTTGAGCCTTGGGAGTGCATCTTGATAAAGAAAATGTCAGATGTTTATGCTTCAGAATTTAATAGAGCAAATGGTAAGGAGTGTGCCCCTCCTTATAGAGATAAGAAAGCTGTATCTAAAGAAAAACTAAATACAGCATTTGAGGCAGTGTTTAGAACTAGATTTGAAGAACAAGAGAAATTAAAAGGTAGAATAAGGTAACATTATGGCAATGGACGTATCTACATTAGTTGTTAAGGTTGAATCTAAGGGGATTGATACAACATCTAAATCCTTGGATGGACTTGGTAAGAGTGCTGAATCAGCAGAGAAATACGTCCAAAGTCTAATGGATCGTATGAGCAAGGCGTCTGCCCCTGTTCAGGCCATTATCAGCAACATGAACAATCTCCGTTCTGCAATGAATGGTGCAATTCCAACAAACTCAATTACAGCAGCTACCACTGAATTCAAGAAGATGTCAGAAGAACTACGTAAGATTACTGATGGTCTTGGAAAGGGTGTTGGTAAAGGTGTCACTGTAAACATCAAGGAAATTGGTGAAGGTAGTAAGGAAGCTGTCAAGGGTGTCGAAAGCCTGAATCAATCCCTTACTAAAGGGCAGAATGTCTTTCAAGTATTTGGTAAGGAATTGTACCATATTCGTAATTTGCTTGGTGGTACGATGTTAGCACATGCAATGCTCGAAGCAGCTAAAGCATCTGTTGCACTTGCGGATAGTTGGACATTAGCTAATGCTAAATTGATGATCTTTGTTGGTAGTGCAACAATGGCAGCACATTCTCAAGAAAGATTGTATCAAGTAAGTCAAGAACTACGTGTACCAATGGAGGATGTTACAACACTATTCACTCGTCTTGTTCCAGCAATGAAAGAATACGGTTATAACACAGAGTCTGCAATGTCAGTAACAAGGGCAATGGCTGCAGCATTGCAAATAAGTGGTGCAACAACTGCTGAGATGTCATCTGTAATGCTACAGTTTTCACAATCAATGGCTGCAGGTAGACTGAATGGTGCTGAATTTAATGCTGTTGCTGAAGGTGCCCCAATCGTCCTGAGAGCACTGTCTGAGGCATTAGGAGTATCCAGAGGTGCTTTGAAGAAGATGGCCGCAGATGGTTTGCTACCAACAACAGTCTTGACTGAAGTGTTAAAAGGTAAAATGGAAGAATGGGAAAACCAGCAAAAATCCATGCCACTCACTGTTGGTAAGGCTTGGACAAGTCTAACTGATAGCTTCTCTCGCTTTATTGGTAAAATGAATGAAGGTGTTGGTGTAACTGGTTTGATTGCTAAATCCATTAAACTGATAGGGGACAATTTAAGTAATATAACCAACACAATTGCAGTTGGTGTTGTTGCTTGGGGAACCTACTCCGCAGCCATGATGGTTTATAACATGTGGTTGGCTAGAAGTGTGGCTCTTAATACTTCATTAGCTGCCTCCCTTGGAATCACTACAGTTGCAACTACAGCCGCAGCAGGAGCTACAGGGCTTCTATCTAGTGCAATGGCATTTCTTTTGGCAAACCCTATCGTACTAACTCTTACGGCAATTGCTGCGGCAATGGGTGCTATTTATCTTTGGACTGATAAAGCGGCAACAGCGCAAGAAAGGTTCACAGAACTCGATACCTCTGGTGACAAGACAGGGGCGATGAAAGTTCTAGCAGGGGAGGTTGAAAGGGTAGCTAAAGAGTATGACAATTTAATTGTAAACATGGCTCGTTTGAATAAAGAGAGAGAAATAGCACAAAGACTTGGTGCTGGTACTTCTTCACAAACTGCACAGTTAGATGCTTTACAAAAGAAACTGATGAGTGTTGCAAAGAGCTACAGTGAAGCGTTGAAGGCACTTCAGGATTATAAGCGTGAACAAGAAAAAGAAAACGTGAAACAAGCTACTGAAGGTTTAGACAAACAGATTGCCATACTCGAAAAAGAGATTTCACTTAAGCGCGACCTTACTGATACTGAAAAAAAGCTGGATGATGCTACAAAGAGTAGAGAAGCATTAGGAGAAAGAACTGATGCGAATAAAGAACTATTCAAGTCATATGATACTCAGATTGTTAAACTTAGTAAAGTTATTGACCTAGAAAAAATCCGCAGTAACCAAAGAAGTGCTAGTAAAACCTCTAAGTCTCCAGAAGAATCTTTTGACAAAAAATATGACAAACTCACTGAGAAACTCAAGCTATTCATTACTACTCAGGAAGAAGAACTTGGTTTACGTCGTAAGCTCACTGCTGCTGAAAGTGAAGCCCTAAAGATCAGTGAATTCATTGAGAACAATCGTTCAAAAATGACTGCGGGTGAAGCAGCAGCCTTGGACTCAGCCCGTAAACGAATCCTTCTACTGGGCGAACAAAAAGTATCTCAAGACAAGATCAACACAGCGCTTGATGAGTATTATGTACGCATTGTTGAAATTGCCAATGAAGAATCTACAGCAATGTCTACATCCTTCAAGATTAAGGAAGATTCGCTGCAACGTCAACAAGTGTTAATGAGTGATATTCAGGGAACACAACGATCAGGGTTGTCTCTTGCATATGATGCAATGGAAGCCGATAAGCGTAAAATCCAATCAATCAATGACCAAATCACAAAGGTTTGGGAACTCAAAGCTGCCAAGCTGGAAGCTGAAGGGTTTGAAGCATTAGCTCGTGGTGATGATGTAGCTGTTGAACGTATCAGCAAGGCAATCGAAGCCGTTTACAAACGTATTGCTGCCTTGAAACTTGAGAAGGGTAGTATTGCTGAGAACAATGCTGAATTAGAAAAGCAAGCAGAACTGTTATATCAAATCTCTCAGCTAAACATGGCTGAAATTGGTAGAACTCCGGGTGACATCTTAGCTGAAGGGTTCGGTACAGCAGGTAAGGCTATCAGTGGAATGATGGAGTCTTATGACAAGTTTGGTGAACAATCCAAACGTGTTAATGCTGAATTAGCTGGTCAGTTGAAACATCTAGCAGCAACAGGTGCTTCCCCTGATAAGATTGCTCAAGCTGAAGATGCTGCTGCTGAGAAGCGTTTGCAGATCAACGCTCAAATGTATGCTGGAATGGCTGGTGCAGCTAAAGGTTACTTCAAGCAACAATCCACTGCATACAAGGTGCTAGAAAATACAGAGAAGGCATTTAGAGCTATTGAATTAGCAATGGCTTTGAAGTCCATGCTCTTTAAATTAACTGCTATTGAAACTACCACAGCAGCCACTGTAGCTAGTGTACCTACTGTAGTGGCTGCAGAGGGTGCTAAAGCCACTGCCGCAGCCCCTGCTGCTGTAGCAAATGCAGCACAGATGCCCGGTCCTCTTGCTTTCGCAGGGGCTGCGGCAATGATTGCATTATTAGCTGGATTAGGTATTGCAATTGCTGGTGGGGGTGGAGGAAGTTCTCCAAACATCGCTGCTGAACGTCAAGCCTCTGCAGGTACAGGTAGTGTTCTTGGTGACGCGTCTGCCAAGAGTGAATCAACAGTAAAAGCACTGGAAGCAATCAAAGAAAATTCTTCAATTTCTGCAAGATATAATGAAGGAATGCTTAGTGCTCTGAAGAACATTGAAAGTGCTTTAGCTGGTGCGAGCAAGTCAGTAATTAAATCTGGAGTACAAGGTAAGGTTAGTTTTGCTGAAGGAATGGGTAAGACTACTGAGAGTGGAATGAACAATGTTTCTGGTGCAGGAGCATCTTTAGCAACATTAAGTATTGCAACACTTGGAATTGGGTCAGTTATCAAATCTATTGGTAATGCATTATTCTCACTTAAGAAATCTGTTGTAGATAGTGGCATTGTTCAAATGGCTCAATCTCTCGGTAGTATTTCTGATTCTGGTTTGAATGTATCTGGCTACACTACAATTGAAACTAAGAAGAAGAAATGGGGTAAGACTAAAACATCTACTGAAGAAAACTTGACATCACTTGATGCTGAAATCAAAGATCAGCTTTCTAAAGTTGTATTAAGCATGTCAGATGGTATTAAGTCTGCTGCTAAAGTGTTAGGCTTGGATAATCAGGCATTTGTTGATTCCCTGAATAGTTTCGTTGTAGATATCGGACACATTAGTCTACAAGGATTGTCCCCAGAGAAGATTCAAGAACAGTTCACCAACATCTTCTCTAAGATGGGTGATGACATGGCTAAGTCAGCATTGCCACAGCTTGAGAAATTTCAAAATGTTGGTGAAGGTTATCTTGAAACGCTAATCCGGGTTGCTTCTACTGTAGCCACTGTCGATGGTATTTTTCAAAATGTAGGTACTACATTTGGACAATTAGGTCTAGCTGGTGTTGAAGCTAAGATGCACCTTATTGATTTAGCTGGTGGCCTAGAAGGATTGTCTGGTTTAGTTTCTGATTTCTTTGGTAATTTTTACACAGAAGCAGAACAAAAAGCAATACTGCTATCTAATGTAAACCAGAAATTAGTTTCTCTTGGAATTGCAGGTCTGGATATAACAGCTAAAGATGGCAGAATGGCCTTCAGGAAGATTGTAGAGCAATATAAAGATACAAATTCTGAAGTGTTTATTGAGCTCCTCAAATTGCAAGAGAGTGTTAGTAAGATAGCCCCAGCTTTCGAGGATGAAGCTGCAAAAAATGAGAAAGCATCTGAAGCCTTAGCTGAAGCCTTAGCTAAACAACAAGAGTTAAGGGATAAGTTGGCTATACTGGAAGGCAAAGGAAAAGAGGTTGAGGCCCGGAAACGTCAAGAAGAACTTGGGGCGCTGGATGCTACATCGAAAGCAATCCAACTTAGAATTTGGGAATTAGAAGATGAAAAAGTTGCTATAGCGGCTGCTGCAGAGGCTGCTAAAGTTGCTGCAGAGGCTGCTAGAAAGGATGAAATTTCATCTCTAAATCAACTAATATCTGTACAACAAGATTATGTAAGCTCATTAGAAAAATCGGCAGATGGTATTAACAATCTTATTGGAGATATTGATTCACTAGCAAGTTCTGGCATGGCTATGCTTGGCATGACGCCAAAAGTTAAATCTCTAGTGGAGAATTTTAATAGTACAGATGAATCAATCCGTTCTTTATCTGAAACTTTAGATAAGTTTACTGCAACAACAGTTCTTTCATTATCAGATAGACTAACGAATCTAGTTGAGCAAGATAAAGCAATCCTTGATTTTCAATCTAATCTAAAAGGTATGATTGGCAATCTGCGCTTCGAATCTCTCTCCTTGGAAGATAGGATTTCTAGCCTAAAAACATTAGAACGCAAGTTGTTTGGTGAAATAAATGGTGCAGATAACCCCTTAGAAGTGGCAAAGCATCTACAAGAGGTTATTACACAAAGATATTCACTAGAAGAAGAGTATCAAAACGTATTGCTAGATGGTCAAAAACAAATCAATGAAACAACAAAATCAAACCTAAAACAGCAGATTGATACCCTGCATAATACAAAAGATTTCTTAACTTCATTGAAGGCATTTACCAATGATATCAAAATAAGTGAACTTAGCATCCTATCCCCGGAAAAACAGCTTGGAGAGGTATCTCAACAATTTTATGAGACACTTGCAAAAGCAAAGACAGGGGATACACAAGCTCAAGCGGGTTTAACAAATCTTGCTAAATCTCTATTAGATGAGGCCAAGGGATTCTATGCATCTACGACAGGATATGTAGATGTGTATAATCAGGTTATGAGTGCTTTAGGTTCTTTTGAGGATATGGCTAATATTGATCCACAGATTACCCTTCTTGAGAAGCAGCTTTCAACATTAGACGCTCTTGCTGCAACAACTGACAGTCTAAAAGAACAGCAAATTGCCGATTTAGAGCGAGTAAGTGATACACTGAATAACACTCATATTGAGAATAAGATAAAACAACAGGAACTTATTGATGCTTTGAAATCTCAAATCAGCGAATTAAAGACTGTACAAGAAAATCAGATTGCACAGATTAGACAGCAGCTTGCAATAAGGGATGAATCTAATATCAAACTTGATGAGGCTAACGGAAAATTAACAAGTATGAGAGACTCATTGAAGCTATTAGAAAGGAAATAACTATGATTTTTGTAGCTGAACTAACAGCAGCCATTGACTCAGAAGGTATATTACAAACATTTTACATTACTACAGGGACTGGTTTTATTACAAAGCCAACGGATTCTCCTGCCAATACAAATGTGTACCCCAGACTCCTTGACCCCGGTACTTATAGTAGAGCCTTGTTTAGTGGAAGTAAAGTGTTTGGTGCTGTTCGCCCTTCTTTTGGAAGTGTTGTAATCTCAAACCCGGATGGTTTGTTTGATATATGGAAAACATATGGTTTTGATGGGCAATCTTTTATCCTAAGGATTGGGGAAGAAGGAGGGGACTACCCCTCTTCATTCTCTACGGTTTTTAAATGTACAATGACATCAATTAAACTAACAGAGAGAGACGTTACAGTTAATCTATCTGATAGGTTAAGTATGCTCGACAAACCTGTATTAAATAGACCTCTTCTTGGGACAGGGGGTGTTGAGGGTACAAGTGATATGGCTGGAGAAATGCTCCCACGAGCTTTTAGTGACCCCGGCTGGATTCCACTAAAATTATTAGATAGTAGTAATTTAATATACGCCGTGCAAGCGGAGTCAACTGGTGGACTTGGAACTTCTGTACAACTGTATGATGGGGGTGTTGAAGTAATAAAGGAAGCCGATTATTCTAGTGTTTCTGATCTATTAGCTAACCCACCGTCGGCTGGCAATTGTAGAATATACCACGGAGGGCCTACGTACATTAGGATAGGCATTCCCCCAACATACGACCTAAGGGTCTATACTATGGGGTATAAGGTCAGTGGGCCCGCTTATAAATATGCTGATCTAGCGATTGAAGCAGGAGTAACGGATGCTGTAACAGAAGCAAGTCTCCCTGTTCATGGGTTATACGTAGATGATGCCTCTACTACATACATGGATGTATTAGACGAATCGTGTAAAGTTTCTTTATCTTACTACGGGTTTGATAGGTTAGATGTTTTTAGAAGTGCGTTTGTTGTCCCCACTCCAACATCACCTGTGTACTCCTTCAATAGAAATAATTGTATAAGTATTTCAAGAACATCCCCTGATTTTCAAGAAGTACCTACATATAATTTAACAATATCCTCAGGTCAAACATGGCCCTGTCGGGTTGCAGAAGGAGCTACCACACAGATGAAGGATTATTTAACAAGACAAAATTGGTTTTCAACATTTAGTTATCAAGATACCTTAATATTAAATAATCACAAATTAGCTAAATCTGATATAATTGAAATGAAATATAGAATTCCTAACTCTTATGGATTTGATAACATTCGCACATCTTACATGAATATGTTTGGTGTAGAGCGAGATCAAGTGATGATTGAATGCCTTCTTACTGAAGAGAATTATGTAGCACTACTATCACTAGACATTATGTCATCTGTGGAGGTTAAAATGCCTAGGTTTGGTTTTGATGAAGGGAAAACATTCAAAATAATCAGTATGTCCTATAAGCTATCTTCAAACAGGTTGGAATTCATATTGTGGGGGTAAAATGAGTAATATATTAATTTGCTGGCCTAATAGAATAGATACTGCAATCTTATCAGGTGGTGATTGGATTTTACCTTTGTCTAATTTGACAAGCAGGGATCAATGGCTCGTTGCCAGAAGCATTGATCTATCCACAGAGAACACTACATTTACTGTTGATTTTGGCCAGATTAGAAATCTACGTGCTGTAGCTTTAGCTAATCATAATCTAAGTCAAACAGCTACTTGGAGAATAACTCTAGGAACTTCCAGCAGAGCTAGTGATATTTATACGAGCAATTGGCAATCTGTCTGGACAATGACTTTTGACGCAGATTTATTGGCTTGGGAAGATGTTAGTGTTTGGGAAGGTATTGTAGACCAAGAATTTATTAAGTACCCATACCTTGCAGTCTATACCTTGCCAGATTGGTATAATGCGCAGTATGTCACTATTGAAATTAATGATTCAACCAATCCATATGGTTATATTGATATTGGTCGAGCTTTTATAGGGGGCGGGTTTACCCCAAAATACAATCCCGAATATGGTTTACAAGATAGTTGGGAAGATAAAACAGAGATTGTTGAATTGGCTTCCGGAGCTACCCAAGCTGTAGTAAATAAGCGTTACAGAAAAGTACAATTTGTTCTCCCTTGGCTTTCACAAACAGAAGCTGCCATTATTCATGAGATTCAACGTAGACAAGGGATATACGGGGAAGTTCTGTATATTCCTGATTTATCAGATCAACAATTAAACCAAAGATACGGGATGCTCGGTAGATTAACAGAACTGTCCCCAATTGAATACCCATTCTATAATAATAGACAGACAGGTTTTACTATTAAGGAATTATAATGACAAGTGTTGTATTTAACGGTAATGCCTATTCAGATGACGGAAGTCAAAGCCGGGATATGAGGAATGGTGGATATCGTAATTGGATGCTCCCCATGTTGTCGGATGTGGTTGTCGATCTCAGCGCCAGCCAGTCTGCAGCTAGTTCATCGGCAGCAGAGGCAGCGGCTTCGGTTACTAATGCTGCCAACGCAGCTACCGGGTTGCGTGCCACGTATGGCGGGGCGATTACCTTAACCACCGGGGAGCTATCAATCACCACTCAGCCCGGTAAACAGTTCGTCCAAGCACAACACGTTGTTATCATCAACACTGATGCACCCAGTAATTTTCTTTGGGGGCCCACATCCAGTTACAACAGCAGCACTGGGGAACTGGTCGTAGATATACAAAATGTCTATGGCTCTGGCAGTCTGAGTGGGTGGACGATTTCACTCTCTGGCCCACAGGGCCCACAGGGTATTCAAGGGCCTTTAGGTAACACCGGGCCCGATGGCCCGGAAGGCCCGCCGGGCCCACAGGGCCCTGTTGGGCCTTCTGGTGTGCCTACAGCACCTGTTGCTAGTGACACAGGTAAATATTTGTGCGCTACCGGAGAAGGAACTGCTATTTGGGACTACCCGCCCGACACCGTCCCTAACCAGTCCGGCAAAAACGGATTTTTCCTAACTACAGATGGCAGCGAGACAGCTTGGAGCCCATTACCGGGTCAAGCCTACGCGTTTGCCATGATTAACTCAGGAGTAATTTAGATGGCTATTACCGCTCAATTTGTCGCCACGCCCAAAGTCGGCTTGGTCACCATCAGTACCGCCAATACCAGCCGGACAGGTGCTGGCACCATCGGTACCGTGTTTTCTGCCGGTGCAGATGGCTCACGCATAGAACGCTGTGTTGTCAAGGCGACTGGCACTACCACCGCTGGCATGGTGCGCTTGTTTATCCACGACGGTAACGCAGCAACATTGCTGACCGAAATCCCGGTCGCGCCGGTAACACCCTCCGGTACTCTACCTGCGTTTGAAACTACGCTGGTGTTTGACGGCGGGCTGGTGATCCCAACCGGTTACAGTTTACGTGCATCTACACATAATGCTGAGAGTTTCCAGCTTACCGCTCTGGGTGGGGATTTCTGATTATGAACAAAGGGTTAGGGTTTTTTGCCTCAAACACACCAGCGGCACCAGACGAAACACCGTTGGTGTTTAACAGGAAAATCGAGTTCGTTGTTGAGGGGAGTTATACATTTACGCCATCTGTAACGGGGCCACATCGCATAGTAGTGGTCGGTGCAGGGGGTGGCGGGGGTGGTGGAACGCACGGCAACGGTGCTAAATCGTCAGCCGGCGGCGGTGGAGGTGGCGGCGTGGCGATTGGCATATACAATCTGGCACGTGGCGGCGTGGTGACTGTTACGGTTGGCGAGGGTGGCGCAGGTGGCAACGGGGTATCCTCTGGCAACGCCAGTGCAGGTACGGACGGCGGCACGTCATCGTTCGGCGCGCTGTGCTCTGCCACAGGGGGTGGTGGCGGTATACGAGGGGAGCACAACACAGTGTTTCCGACCTCGTTTGCCGCTGGCGGCATTGGCATGGGCGGCAACGTGGCCAGCCTGAGCGGCAGCGCTGGCGGCGGGCCGGGTGGGTACTACGTTAGCTACTCATATCACGCCGACGGCTGCGGCGGCGGGGCCGCGCCCATTGCGTCAGCGTGCCTGACCCCCTCCGATGGGGAGGGGCCCACCGCAAACAATAGTCAGGGTAGCGCATATAACGGCGGCAACCCCAATGGCGCGGGAGCGGCTGTTACAGTCGCCTCCGGTACGGAGTTGATGAGTTTTGGCGAGGGTGGCGTTGGCACAGCAAACACCAACGCAGCAGGTCAAGCAGGTGGTATCGGCGCAGGTGGTGGTGGAGCAACTGCGGCGGAGGGCAATCCGATGTCAAACCCCGGTGGGGATGGTGGCGCTAAAGGTGGTGGAGGTGGTGGTGCAACAGGCAACGCAAAAGGCGGCGCAGGTGGTGTTGGCTACGTTTCAGTGGAGTGGATCGAATGAGCACCTTTACCCGAATTATTGATGATATCGCCGTGGATGCCCTGCCGGAGGTGCCGGCGTGATGGTGCATCTGGCTCTATACAAAGGAAGGGGTAATTGGGTCAACTCAGTTATCCGATGGCGTAGTCAGAGTATCTACTCCCATTGTGAGCTTATCGTAGATGGCTACATGTATTCTTCTACAGTACATGACAAAGGGGTTAGATGCAAGCCACAGATATACTTAAAAGAAGAGGATTGGGAGATTATCCCTGTTAGCTTTACTAATGGAGAGGACATTCTTCAGCATTATAAACTAACAAAGAATCACCCTTACGGGTGGATAGACCTCGCTCAGTCTCAAATCTTTGGTAGATCAACAACAGACGACAGAGGTGATTTTTGTTCTGAGTGGTGTGCTGCTGCAATTGGACTACCTAATGCTGCTACATACAGCCCACAGAGATTAGGGGAGGTGGTGAAATGGGCAAACTCCCTAGTAATGAAATGAAATCCAAGATGTATAAAGCTCTATCTAAAGTGAATGATAGGGCTTTCTCTCTAATAACTATCTTCTCAGTTAGCACATGTGTTACAGCATTATGTTGGTTATTAAAGCTGCCTGACAAGGTTAATCTGGTTTATGCCTTTATAGCTCTGACAACTTTAGTTCTTTCTACAATTTTATCTTCTATGTTTCATACAACAAAATGGCTCAGAGAAGCATCAGCTACGCTTTGTATGTTCTTATGGTTGTTCGTAGCTAATCTAAGCGGAGTGCTTCAAAATAGTAATGCTGTATATGCTGCTGCGTTCTATGCTGTTCTATTCTGGTCTAATATAAACCTATTAGGAGTTTTTCTCAATGGACGGAAGTGATGTAGCCGCCTATGCTGGCATAGGTGCTCTAGGATTGTTTACATTAGTTAAAGGTATTTCTGTAGCCCTTCGGGGATGGAATGGAGATCGTAAAGATGACAAGATTGATAAGTCTACTGGAAATCAGCTTGAGGTACTTGAAAAAGAAAACAAAGTATTACGGGACGACAATACCAGATTACGAGATGATTGGCAAAAACTTGCAAGGGAAGAGGCTGCCTTGTCGGCTCGTATCCAAGGATTAGAATCTCAAGTAAAAGAGCAAAATGAAAGAATAAGCAATCTTTCAAGATTGATTGTACATCTTGTTAAATTACAAGGTAAAGATATTCCTCCGGATGTTGTTCTTTCTATCATTGTCCCTTTATCAGAGGAAGTAAAAGATGAAAGTATCTAAAGATTGTGTAGATTTAGTTAAAACCTTTGAGGGGTTTAGATCAGAAGCCTATAAGTGTCCTGCTGGTATCTGGACAATTGGTTATGGGCATACAAAGAATGTAAAACCAAAAGATGTTATTACAGAAGGGCAAGCATCACAGTTGCTACAAGATGAGTTGAATGAGTTTGCAGATAAAGTGAATAATCTACTGAAGATTGAAACTTCTCAGGCTCAATTCGATGCCCTTGTAAGTTTTGCTTATAACTTAGGGGTTGCTTCATTACAATCAAGTACCTTGTTAAAGAAGCACAATACAGGTGATTTCTTGGCTGCTGCAGATGAGTTCCTTAAATGGGATAAGGCAAAAGTGAATGGTAAGCTAACTGTTCTATCTGGATTATCTAAAAGACGCAGACATGAGTCTGCATTGTATGGGAGGTAGTCATGACCCTCTCAGAACGGTTTAGTGGTCTTATCCTAGATGGAAACACAGGGCGAGTGGTTGGAACTAAACTAGCTTCTGTCACAGGACATCTATTAATGTCAGTATTCTTCTGTTACCATAACTATAAACATGGTTTCATTGGTGAACAGTGGATGATATACGGTACAATTGTAGCAGGCCATAAAACTGCTGAGAAACTAATTGGATTGAAATGGGGAGGTAACAATGCTTCCAATTCTAACAAGCCTTCTTCCGACTAATTGGTTGACGTACCTGAAGATTGGTGCTATAATCTTTGTAGTAGCAACATCTAATTACATCACTTGGAATTTTTCACAAAGAGCAATGGACAAAGAAAGATTATCTATTGCTCAATCTGCCCTTCTTGCTGAAAAGAATAACACATCTTATTGGCTAGATCAAATGGAACAGTCAAGAAAGTTGGCAGTGAAAGCTCAAGAACGTAATGTGTTGCTGAATAGACAAATACAACAAATGATTAAGGAACACACAAATGCACCGCCTTTACCTGCTGATTGTGTGCTTGATGATAGCGGGGTGCTCATGCTTCAAACAGTCAGAGACAAGGCTATTTCCACAGCCACAAGCAAACCTGATAGTTGATTGTCCATTACCGCCTGAGATTCCAAGTAAAGGCTCTAGCTATAGGGAACTGGAATCTTGGGCGGCTTTGTCTTTACAATCATGGGCAGAATGTGCCTCTAACAAGAAGGCTTTAGTTGATAGTTGGCCTAAGAATTAAGGAATAAAATGAATTATACATTATTGCAAGATGAAATCATCAATGATCCTGCTATGCTTGGTTATTCTACGTATCTCCCCGATAGTCCGGGTAGAGTTGTTGAATTATTGAATACGCAGTCACAAACAATGGTGAAGTATAGGATGATAACAGCTAGGGGTATTATGGCTAGTTATGGTATTGGGCCATCTGCAGGTGCAGTATTTTTAGACAAGCTTGACGCTTTATCTACATCAATTCCAGCATTAAAATGGGCAATGAAGTTTTTGCAGCAAGACGCAGGTCTTGACATTGGCGACAGTGCTACACGACAAATGCTGGATAGCTTAGTGGGTGTTGGTGGTATCACTCTAGCAGAAGTGAGTGGAGTAAAAGCTATTGCGTTACAGCCTGCCAGCAGATTTGAAATTCTATATGGCTCTGAAAAGCAAGCAAAAGAAGACCACTTACGTTTGGCTGGAGTAATCTAATATGGCAACAATTAAGCAAGTTGTAGGGGCAAGAACCTCCCTCACAACAACAGCATTAAACTCACTTGCTTCTGCTACATACGTGTCGTGTGGTAGTATTACACACAACACCAACCAACCACTAGATGTAATGCTTGAAGTGTCAGCAACACCCGGAACTGTATCAGGTAATAAGCAACTTTTAGTGTTTGCAAAAGCATCTCTTGACGGTAGTAATCAATCAACAGGCCCAGAAACAGGTACAAGCACTGTTGACGAACCCAATCTATTCTTTGTTGGGGCATTGCCGTTAAATACAAATGCTACAACTCAGACAAGAATCTTCTCTTTAGCTGCTGCATTTGGTGGAGTATTACCTTACGCGAGTGAAATTGTTGTTCGTAATGATAGTGGCGCTGCATTAAATGCCTCTGGCGGCAGCGTCTATTATTCCGAGATTAGCGCGACGGTGGCGTAAATGGCGGCGCTGATTCTGCCGTCCTCGTCTCCGCCAAGGGGGCCGGTTCCTGTCAACTGGGCCAACCCGATCACCCGTGGGTTGGTGATCGCCTATTTTGCGTCGTCAAATTTCGACCACGCCGGTGCGCGTGTACCAAACAACACCGACAAAACCAACAATCAGCAATCCGCTAATCAGTATGGCGCGGCCATGAGGTTTACTGGCTCGCAAGCGGTAAACACGTTCACGTTAGACCACAAGGAGACGCACAACCTTTCCAGCGCCACCGCCATGACCGTGGTAACCGTAACAACTGCCGCAGCCGGGGCAGAGCGCCCAATCTGCGGAGTGTGGGGCAGCACCTATCGCTGGTACATGGGTATTAACTCTTTCGGATACCCGCTATTTGCTGTTAACGGCGGCGCCAATAGGGTTTACACATCCGACGGAGTTACGGTATTCGGCCCCCGTACATCACTGGCTGCGGTCTGGGACGGCAGCAGCGATACGTGCAAACTCTATAAAGCCGGGGCAGAAATTTCGGGGGCGAAGAGTGGCACCGCCCAGACTGCTATCGGCAGTCACACGATGGGCCCGTCGATCGGGACGCAGTCAACCGGCGGGACAGCGAAACATAGCGGCACAATTGAGTATGTGCTGGTATTTAACCGGGCACTGTCCGACGCCGAAATCCGCTCGATTTCGGAAAACCCGTATCAGATTTTAAGGGCAAAAAAGAATTATCTAATTGATGCTATCGCTGGTTTGAGTAGCGTCTCCAACGATGTTGTTCTAACCTATAACACACTCAGTGCAGCACAATCTGATAACACAATCTCTTGGAATGTAGTAAATTCCGTATCCAAAGATGGTAGTATTCTGTGGAATCTACAAAACAGTATATCTTCAGATAATAGCATTTCTTGGGGTTTAATTAGCCAAGTAATAAGTGATAAAGGGCTGTCTTGGGATACCTTATCTTCTGCAGTAAAAGATGGTGTTTTGTCATGGGATTCGATAAGTAGTGTCACCTCCAATACAGATGTTTCATGGAATGTGGTGTCAAGTGTTTTTGTTGACAAATCAATCAACTATGATATTCTAGCCAATGTAACATCTAATCAATCAACATCTTGGAACATTGCTCAGTTTGTCTTTGCGGATAAATCAATTGAGTGGGACATTTCGTCCACAATGCTTACAGCATTCGCTGACATTGCGTTACGCTATGATATTGTATCAAGTGTTTATCAAGACTTTAACACCTATTGGGATTTACTGCAACAAGTAGGTAGTAACCAGCAGATTGACTTTGATATACTAACATCTGTTCTAAGCGATAAAGCTATCACTTGGGGTATAGCTGAGGCTGTTGCTAATGACCTAACCATCGTTGCAAATCTTCTGCAAAACACTGGTCAAGACCTGTCTATTACATGGGATAGTGCTGGGATTGTTTCTGGCGATCTAGTCATTAAATACAACATTTCAACGGATGCTGTAATACTACCTCCGATTGAACGAATCTTAAAAATATCCCTTCAAGACAGGGCTCTTAAAGTGGTACAACAATCTCGCATACTTTCAATTCAATAAGGAAACATAATGCCAATCATTTCAACAGATATTGTTTACCGCCTCTCTGGTGGTAGTGGTAATACAGACCCAAACTCATCCTTAGGTGGCGTAAAGTCTAGCACAGCTATTGGGGCTGGTGTACATAATTTATTTGATGTTGTATCTAGTGCAGAGTCGTCTGCTGGTGATACAGAGTATCGTTGCTTCTATGTACACAATGCTCATGCAACACTTACTATGCAAAACAGTGTCATCTGGATTCAGTCCAACACTACTTCAGCAGATACTAGCATTGAAATTGGTCTTGGTAGCTCTGCTGTCAATGACACTGAACAAACTGTAGCCAATGAGTCTACAGCCCCAACAGGGGTTACATTTAGTGCCCCAGCCAGCCAAGGTGCAGCCCTGTCAATTGGTGATATCCCTCCGGGTGAACACAAAGCTGTATGGGTGAAACGTATTGTAAATGCTTCTGCTGCCGCTTACAACAACGACTCAGCTACCATCAGGGTACAGTGTGATACAAGTGCTTAAACGCTGACACACAAATAATAAAGCCCCAAGGCATAATTGCCAAGGGGCTTTTCTTTTGGTTAGTTGCTGTGTGTTACAGGGGATTTACCCTTTAACTTCTTTTGCTTGTTAATACGTTCACGAGCAGCATCTTTCTGTTGCTGTGTAATGACGTATGGTTCTTTCTCTGTACGTGCTGCATATACTTTGTTTTGTTTAGTCATGTTGTCTCCTTACAGTTCAGCAATGGTAACAGCGCCGTCCATCACACGTTGATCTTCTTCCTTTGTATCTTTGTAATACAGAGCAAACCCCTTCCTCAAAGCCTTAACACTCTCTTTATCTTCTTTAGGGTCAATACCTAGTTTATCAACAAGAGATTCAAACAACTCTTTTGTATACTGTTTTTGCCTGTCAATCTCTGAAGCATACTCACAATACTCACTACGAGCATCACGAATAAATTGTTGTTGTTCTGCGTTGTAAATCTTAGTCATTTAGTTCTCCTTTTCCTGTTTCAATTAAAAATCTAGTTCTTCAGTTGTTACATCATCTTTAACAACATTCAGTGCGTAGTTGTTACCATCTGCCTCCTGCATGGCGTTCTGGAACTTGTCAATCTCAATCCAGTTGTCCATCCATTTTAGAGGGTTCTGCTGAACACGTTCAAACGGAATTTCACTAGATAATCCAAGACCATCATACACAGCTTGAGCATTGTAATCAACCCATTCATTCAACAAAGTAGGGTTTAATCCTACAATACTTCTACCTTCACTGAATAGATACTCACTCCACTGATGTTCTTGATTTCGTACCTCTGCAATCATTTCAAGAATTTCTTCCTTACAATCCTGCATTGCAATTTTACCACGTTCCGTCGCAAGTTCAATGTTTAAAGCAATAGCATCTGTTTTATAGTGGCAGAAGATTTCATCTAGCATAATTTTCTGAACCATCTTACCGATGCTTTGAAAATACCCCTGCTCAACTACAGCAAATGTAGCGGCAAAACTTGCCATAAAACTAAGTCGCTCAAGTATGTAAAGAGCTACAAGACCCTTGAACACAACATTGTAAGTGTTTTGATTGTTCCCGCGAATATTTAGAATATATTCGGCCCCGGATTTCTGCAAATCATCAAATACATTTACAATTTTTGCCGCCCGACTGATAATTTTATTATTCTCTGCTGCTAATTTGAATACGTCGTTTGGATCAGCTATACATTGGCGCACAATCTCACTGTATGAAAGAGCATGAATAACTTCCATGTTGCTATTTTCCATCAACGCAGCCCATAATTCACTATTGGTAACGAATGGTGCAAACAAGGGTGCTACTGCCCGTGATGCTACACTATCCAAAATCCATTGAAAGGAAAGGTTCAACAACATTACTTCATAAACATTCTTTGGACAATTAATCATGTCCAAACGAGATTGTTCATGATTGAATTCGTTTTCCGTCCATCGTTGTGATACTTGTTGCTTGTACACATTGAATAACTCTTGGTAGTTCACATTTACACTGTCATACAAAGACATTTCTTCCCCCATAAACAGCGGGTAATTTTTAGTTTTCCAACCATTATTGTTCACATTAAATACTGTCATTTTTCGATCTCTCCATTACACCATGATTGTTTGTATAATCTTCACCTACAGAGTTTAATTGGGCAATCATACGTTCCCTGTAATTAATTGCTAAGCTTTGTGCAGTGTCACCGTGGTTTTTGATGCTAAACGATTTGAATTGTTGCTTGCCATTTATATCTTGCCAGTAACAAATCCAAGCATTTTTAATCTTATTGAAACTAACTCCTGTCGTACCACTAGAATTAGATTTTCGTTTAACTTGATTGTGCATGTTTTGCCTCTGCGACACACATCTCAGATTACTAATCTTGTTATTGAGCTGATTATTGTCAATATGATCTATCACCATTCCATCCGGGATTTTACCATTGTGCATTTCCCATATAACTCTATGTACTTTGTATTTAGTGTTATCGTACATAACAGTGTAGTATCTTGTGGGAATTTGTTCTGAAAGAACTCCAGCCATATCACCCTTTGCTACCATTTGGATTTTATAATATCTCCCACTGTACCTATCAATCTTCCATCTAAGACAACTTAAAGATGTCTCATCATACTCAAATATTGAATTCCAATCTGTCATAACGTACATCCTCCACTAGAACAACCTTTATCTTCTTGACTTACACTTGTACTACTGTTTACGTAGTACCTACACTTAATCCCAAGTTTAGTGAAATATAGAAACTGTGTCAACAACTCTTTAGCTCCTACAGACTTTTCCCCAGTATCTTTGCCGTATGAAATATACAAATCAGCACTGATGGCTTGTCCTGTAAACTTTTGAATGATGGCATATATTTCTAACATATCTTTAGTTGGAACATCCCAAGCTAATTCATAATCCCATTTAAGTTCTTCAGCCTTTGGTGCAATAAATAAATTCTTGTTAGTCCCACTTGTTTTAATTACTTTTAAACTTCGACAAGGATAAATGGAGTTTGTACCACCAGTTGCCAAACTGCTACTTTCATTTGGCATAAACGCTTCTAATACACTGTTACGCAACCCTCCAACTTCAATAATCTCTTTACGTAGAGATTCCCAATCTAACAACAACTGTTGATTTACTTCAGTATCAATTGTTTTATTTGCTGTATCGATAGGCAACCAACCTTCAGGGTATTTCGTTTTATTAATCCATTCACATACTCCACGTTCTTTTGCAAGACGTAGTGAAGCTTTGTGTAAGTAATAACTGTGCATTTCCGCAAGTCGGTGAATGTATCGTTTCCCACCTAGAGTTGAATACTTGTAACCTTTACTTGCCATATCATAAGCAAGATTAGTAATACCTACTCCAATACTTCTACGAGCCTTTGCTGTATGGGCTAATTGTGGAAAAGGATAATCCATTAACTCGATTACATTATCAATCATTAAAACTGTATAATAAGATACATCTTCCCATTCACTATCTTGAGTATTCCCCGCTACAATTGCACCTAAGCTACATAAACCAATTTCAGGAATATATTCAGCATTTTTCCAATTCGATTTATACAACTCTGAAACACAATTAAACCCTTTTGTTGGGAGAGCTATTTCTTGCGTAGTGTTCAGAATAGGTCGTTAATCTATTCCCGCTTTATTCAAGCTGCTGCATGTCCCCATGCAGACCAGACCATATCATCACCTTGTTCACACAAGGGGCCACCGCTTCCACTCACTTGAGTGTACGAGATTTAACTCTGGTCGTTGCTCTTTCCTGCACGTTCTTCTACGTTTCACCTTCTTTCGACAGGTCTTGTAGTTGTATCAGGCTTAGATCAGGATTATCTGTTCTAGATTTCCCCTGAGTTCAATGGCTTGTTCAATATTTCTCACGAAATAAGGGTGCTAAATCAACACAAATTACTGCTATAAATCTTATCCTTAAAGGGTGTGTGACGATTCATTTCATCTGTCCTGTGTAAGTAAATTCTACCAGTTTCTACACCTTCTTTAAGGGCTTTTAATGCAACGTCACGAGCATTTACAAATGTTTTCTTAATATTTGTGTTACTTTCAACCTTATTATAAAGCTCAATGAATTTAGTTTGATCCCCTTCATACATTGATTCGTACAAGTCAGGACACTCTGAATAATCAACTAACATCCAAGATTCATTTTTAGCTACACGTCTTGCAAATTCTTCGTTGAAACCGAACGAGTAATCAATATCTTTAATCCGTTTTTGTTCTACAGCTTGAACGTTTTTTAAAGATAATAAATCCATAATTTCCGGGTCTAGAGCATTGTAGTGCATAGTCATTGCACCGCCCCTAGAACTCTGCAAATTAGCCCCTACAGCAGCTTGAGCAACTTTGTAATAGGGTAGCTTACCCAAGTGGGTAATAAGCCCTTGACGCACCTTTGCACCCCTACTGCGGGTCTTGATGTGAGCGCCGATACCAGCACTTGCACAAGTCATCATGTAAGCAATATGGTCTGCTGCTGCCAAAGATGCTGCCGAGTCATTTGTTGTAGTAACACAACATGAAGCATATTGTTTCTTCGGAGTACCTAAATTAATAAAGAATGGTGTTGGAGCATTAATTTTCTTCTGACTTAGGTAAGTGTATAGTTTTACAACATCTTCAATTCTACGAGTCTTTGGCATCTTCTCCATATTTCCCATTGCCATTCGCATATACACGAACTGAGGTGTTTCCATTACAGTTTTGGCAACACGATCTACGATTGCGTATTTTTCTGTAATCTGTTTGATTTCAGTTAATGACGCATCAAAATCGAGAGAGTGGTTAATAATCGTGTTCAGATACTGAAGGTCGCTCTCTGTATAACTCATTTTAGCCCATAAACCTTTCTGAACCATTGAGTGATACATTTCGGAAAGTGTTGGTACTTTATCAAACCCTCCAAAAACATCTTTGATTAACTTACCAATGTATAACCGACCTGCCATACGAAGATGTTGTGTAGTTTCTTGGTCAATGCAGCTATCAATCATCGCTTGATGTAACTCAATACTTGTACAGCCGTCGTAACATTTGCGACAAGACTCTAATACAACACTAGACCAATCAACACCAATATCAGCAGCCCATTCCGCCCACTTGTTTAATTTATCAGGGTCAAATGGTACTTTCTCCCCATTGCGTTTTACAATAGTGTTAATACTACTCATTGTTCTCCCCGAATCTTAACAGCCAACTGATTGAGAGTTTCAATCATGGCCCTATCTTCAATATATGTCTCTGAAATCAAACTAGGAGGAAATTCATCATTCTCCTGTAGTTCATATTTGTCATCTGTTACAACATGAGACACACTATTACCACTTAGGTTATTCATCTCTTTAGCCAGAGAGATATCCCTTGATGCTGCAATTGCAATACGTTCATGTAATGTTGTTGCTTTGCTCTTTGCCCATTCACGATCAACACGCATGAATCCATTGTATCGAAAACCAATTCCAACATTCAAATCCATATCACGATGCTTCACAGCATCCACCCATACAGCTTTACGTACATCAATACCTAGCTCATGTAGGATTGGGAGAACAACAGCATCATTCTCTTTTTGTAGGAGTTCCACTTCATTGAACTTCCCCTTGCCTACATACTTTAGACACTTGATTACGTCTCTCATACTTACTGACTTACTCATTACTTAGCCTCGTTGAAGAAATCAGGATTAGATAAGTCACTGATGTCTACAGATTTATAATCAAAAGGTTTAACTAATTTACCTGAAGCATTTCGATAGCTGAAGCGATGATATGTTTCATCGTAGTTTACTTCATAACCTTGCTGTGAAGCCCAATTATAGTCTGCTTTAGTTGTAAACTTACTTAAATTATTGTCTGTTACTCGAAGGAGTGCCTGTTCTACATCAAATCCAGCATTCTGTAGTTTCTGCATCAAGCCTGCTACAACAACAAATGTATCACATACACCATCCAACAGGTTTACAGCTTGTTTGCTTGCTTCTTGTTTATCCTTGTAATAGGCAATTGCATTACAACCACGTTCAAATGCCTTGATTGTCTCATCACAGAATTCTTCAAAGATGAGGTCAAGTTGGAGGTTTACTCCGTCAATTGGATTAGTATCAAATTGACCTGCCATGTCATTAAATTGATACACTTGGTCAAAAGCTGCTGCCACAACATTACTATCAAAGGGTTTTGCCATTTATTACTCTCCTTGTTATTTACAGATTAAAACCTTTTAACCACTCTAGTAGTAAAGGAAATTGTTTATAGTGAATTGTATATCCAAATTTGTGTTTCTCTTCATCCTTAGAATCAAGATCAATAATCTCAATACCAAGCCGATTGATATACACTTCAAGGTTCTTATGATTATCTACAATACTTCCAAAGTCTGTTTGTGGACTAAATGCCACTGTCCCATTTTCAAACAAATGCAGATTGATTGGATGATTACCTAGTTTTGTGTTGATGATAGGATGCACTTGGTTTTCTCCGCTTGCTCTTTAATTAAAGAGGCAATCATTTCACAATATTGTTCTTCGTTATCCACTGCCCAAGCATCTACTTTATCTGCTTCTTCGGCAAGGGTTTGCACCAGTTTAACACCTTCTTCACCTAGAACCTTGGCAATTGCTTTATGGAAATCACCATTTGATTCAACAAAGGCCAAGATTCCAGACAGAATCAGAATACTCTCAATTTGTTCCTTGGTCATTATTCCCCTTTCAGTAGAGACCACAGGGATTTAATCCCTGTGGTCTTTCATCACTTGTTAGCGATTCAAATCAATGGACTAGAAACATACTCCGCGGATATTAACTCACCTTTTTTGTTTATGAACACTCTGACTATGTCGTCCTCGATAAAAAGGGCCTCAGATTCACACATGTCCTCTATTTCCGAAAGAAGGTACTTCTCCTCAAGCACGCTCAATCTTTGCTGGTTTGTCATAGCTGCATACTTATCGGCTATAATATCGATGATTCTTCGTTGTATCACCATAATCTCCTTATTCCATCTCTAGACTTACATCACTGATATCCTCTTGTAGGATATAGCTATCCGGATGCTCCTGTTTCAGGAAGAACATTTCGTTCTTAATCTTCTTCCTCCATTCCCACATTGCTTTAACTCAACAATCTTATCCTTGTATTGTTCTAGTTTACTCATGTGCTCCTTTCAGCCACTCTTTGTAAGCAGCGAGCCTTTTTGATTTATTAGTCAAAGAACTTATTTTATCACTTCCATAAATTTCTGTCAACTTTTGTTTTTGTTCCTCTGTTGATAGTTTACCAAAAGCAATTACTTTCTTTTCAATAATGGCAGATTGTCTGTCTACTCCATAACTTTCCATGTATGTTTTCAAATCATGACAATTATCACACAACACTTGTAGTTTGTCTACCGAACAAAATAGTTTTTCAATAAAATCAGCAATATCGGATTTCTTCAACAATGTCCCAACAGGTTCAATATGATCTACGCTCACATTCTTACCGTCAAACAATTGCTTACAATCGGCACACTCATACCACCATTTCTTGCGTTTGTTGTCCCCAGTGTAGGGCACTTTAGCATTAGCTAGAGCTTTATATACTGGGGGCCATCTACGAGAGATACGTCTAAGCTGAGAGCGTAACCATATATAGTCATTAGCCTCCATACTTAGCCTTTAAGCGTTCAAATTCTTTACGTTCTTGCTCTTCTGTTTGTTGTCGAATACGTTGTTCCCGTTCAATACGTCCTTGATATTCACGGTCTGTTTCTAGTCTTTTACTTGTAATGTATTCATCAGCCCACCCATTGTCTACAATAATCTCGTACACAGCATCACTACCATGTTTTTCAATATAATCATCAATCTTTGCTTTTAGTTCTTTTAATGTTTGATCTGTAGCAATTCGAGGTACTTTATTTACTACGTATTTAACCATCATTTTATCAGTCATTATTCAATCTCCATACCACTAAGATAACTCACAGCTTTGCATACTTGTTCTAGCTCTTCTGCATTAGCTACAGTATACTCCCTACACCACGTTTTAACACTCATTTCTGTTGGTTTGATAATGATTGAGACACTTTCATCTAAGCACATATCTAACAGAGATTGTAATTGCAAAATAGCATCTTCTGTTGTCATAGAATTGTTTGTTTGTGGGTTTGGTACTTCTTTCTCCCCTTTTTGAACCAGAACAATGTCTTTTAATAACACCCCTTTATCTACGCCATCAACATTGACAAGTAAATAATCCCAAAATGAAGTATCTACACACGATACTTTATACTCTTGGTCGATCTTAGTTTTATACCACTGAAAAGAATGGCGACTACTTACAATCTTTACAGTATCGCCTACTTTATAATTATGAATATGCATAATTTAACCTTTCATTTTGTTTAATACGTCAGAGGCTTTAACATAGTCATTTTCAAAACGCCACATGCGAGCCATATCAAAGCATTCGTTTAGTACATAAGCCCAATCAATCAAGATTGTATCACCTCTCCAGCCTACTACTTCTTTAGGCTCAGGATAGAGATGCTTAAATACACCCTCAATTGCAAACCAAGCTTCTTTATCATTCTTACAATTTACAAGAGCTTTATAGGCTGATTGCTCACCCCAAGCTACATCACTCATACAATGGGCTTTGTAGTTATCACTGTCATCTTGAGCACAAGTTTGGTAATACAGGTGCAGCCTACCATAGCCTTTAACTTCTTTCTTGTCGTTCAAACTTAACTTACCAAAGCAATCACAGTTGATAATACCTACTTTAGCTACTGCATTGTAATATTTAACAGGGCAAGAATAGAAGTCTTTTTCTGCTGCCAATAGAATATTGTCAGGTTTTTTGTAACATTCCATTACACATCTGTCATCATTTTCAATGCCTGTAACAATCTCTGCATTATAAGTATCAATCAAATATTCTTCAACATCTTTCAGATATAAAGGTTTTAGTAAGCTAGTACGATGACCTTTATACTTTAGTAAGGTAGAACGCTCTACACGAAAGCTATCTCCACGCCCAATAAAAGCTTTATACTTCTTTGTACCTAATCCTGCAAGAGATGATTTAATCTGATAATCAACTACGTTTGTACAGTTACTAAAGTCTAGCTTAGTTTGAACATCTTGGATAGTGAAATCTTCAGCAGATAGGTTAAGGTCTTTAGCTAGATTGTATTCTCCCAGCCAGCCACCATTCTTAGCCTTCCCTCTCCCATAGAATTCTGTCCTAGTCTTGAACTTATACTCATTCCCTGTTTCATTATTGATTACTAGGATAGAGCGTGTTTCTCCACAAGCTGCTGCTGCATATTTAATGAAATCAGCATCTACGATAGCTGTCTGGAAATTACTCATTCATCTTCTCCCACAATCTCACAATCTTTTGGACGTACAATATTTAAGTACCCATAAGCGTCACGTACAAGATACTCATTGCTATGTGTTGAATAATCCCTCACAACATTGTATACCTCTCCAATGTGTTTACTGTACCACATCAAACTATCAGAACAATTTGTGATCTTAATCTTTAGCTTCTTATTCACTGAATATTTCTCCTTTATTAATTCCAACCCTTGCTCAAATGTCATCTCTTTGTTCTGTATTTTATACATCAGGTTGATACAGAAGTTAGAGCTTATACGTCATCCAAAAAATCAATAAACCTGTCCAACTCATTTCTAAGCCGTTTCATTTTTTCAATAAACGACTTTCGGCTATCAATTTGAGAGTTGTGCAATCTTATTTTACTGCCGCAGTCAGCAACCTCAAAAAACATATACGGGCTTTTAAACCCTTTCCATGGGCTTTTACCGTAAAAAGCCGTACAGCTTCCTGTAGATGGGCTTTGTTTGTCGTTTAGCTCTGTTGTGCGCTTATACTTTTTACTCATCTCTCATCTCCTGCACTCTATCGTTAAACTTAAACGCTTCTAACTAATCACTCAACAAGGACAACACCCCAAACATTTACTGTACTTTTCTATGCTTTTGGCATAGTCTAAACAGCTTATGGCATGGCGGTTGTTGCCTGTTAGTTCAATAGTTAGATGGTACAATGTTGTCTACAGCAAGATTTGCCAATGCTTGTTTTACAGAGTCTTTCATTATACTCTCTTTCAACCAAAAAGAAAAGCCCAATGACACAATAAAGGTCAAAGGGCTTTGTTTTCATTGTGCTACATTAGGTGACACTCACCAAGGCTCTGAGTCATCACCATCACCTTCAGTAGGTTCTGGCTCTTTCTTGGTTAGCTTCTTAGCGGCAGGTTTAGTGGGATTAGGCTTTTCTTCCTCTGCTTCTTCTGGAGCATCACTGTTCTGTTGTGCTTCAAAAGCCTGAATTGCTTTCTCCATGTTACTACCAGCATAGTCGTTAGCTAGTTTAATCATATCAATCAGCTTCTTACGAATGAACTTGATATCTTCAACTTTAGCATTCTGGAATGTAATGCACTTAGCTTCTGTGTTCAATTCAGCAACTTGCATTGGTTGGTCGTCATCGTCCAGCGGAACCTCACTACAACCTTTGTAGTTTACATTGCGATAGATGATTGGTTCACCAGCATCATTGGTCTTACCGCTATCTTTTTCTTTCACCTCTACTTGAGCCATGAAAGGGGCATTTAGTAGTTGTTCGATATCACCAGACTCAATGATTTCTGGCTTATTAACAGCTTTGGCAAGTTTGGTCATCAAATTAGCAGGATGCATAGACCACGATTTACCCTCAATAATCTTACCCTTAGCATCCTTTGGTGGTACAAACATAAAGTTAATACCAGTGATTTCACCAGCAAATGTTTTGTTCAGCAGTAGACGGTAGTGCTGCTTACCGATTGTGCCACCATAATCCACTGTATCATTTACCAGATCAGCAAATACTGCTACTTGCTGACAAGGTTTCTGAGGCTTAGTTTCACCTGTCTTTTCATCCTCGAAGTCAGGACGATTTTGTTCACCCAAATCTACAATAAGGCTTACACGAGCCTTACGACTACCACCTTTAGGTACTGGAAACAATCCAGTGTTTTCACCAGAGTTGTTGGAACGAGGGGCATTGCTATTCTTAGGCTTGAACGACATAAATATTCTCCTTAGTTAGAAGGCGTTATAAACGCAAGTTATTAGGCACAATAATGTGCGACAATATCAGCTTGTTTATCCGCGTGTAAACTGATAAAGCACGGATTTGTAACATATTAAACGTATGTCACCACGTAATAATAAAGAAGATGGCTGGTACTGATCTCCAGCTTCGGACGGTCACATTAACCCTGCCATACCCGCTCTGTGCTCATTTCTGAGTCCGTGGCAGCACATCAGTCTGTGCATTCATCTTCTTTATTATTGCTGACCCTTCCTCAGCCCGTTACAGTGTTTCAGTAGCCACTATCTGTACATAGTGTTGCAAGCTCAAAGCTGTTTCCGTTCAGCTTCTGGCTACATTCTCTATTCATGAATTTAGAATATTACCATTCTGGCTTTAATTCTTCCTGCTTACAATAATACAGGATGTCTAGCGCCCGGTGTCCCAGACCCTACCAACCGCTACGCAGAAGGTGACATTGAATGACTATTTTATGGCGACCCCTGTAGGGCACGATCCTACAACCTACGCGGTAGAAACACGTCGCTCTAATCCAATTGAGCTAAGGAGCCATTTTGTTAATTATACCACAACATCAATCTTGTTTCAATCTTTTATTCATCTCTCTAGCTGTCTTAGCTAAGAGTTCTAGTGCTTCCTCAGTGATATCTACTTTACCCTTTTTGAAGTAATATGTCAACACACTTACAGGCGTATATTCTCTCCATTTAGGCCAGAAGTCAGCAGAGTTGGTTGTTGTTTTCTGCTTCTTCATTGCACGAGGCCATCCTATAGGAGGATGTTTACCTGCGGGAAACTTAACCCTTAACATCTTACCCTCAAGTATACACCTTTTACACTGCTCAATCAACATCTTTTCTTGCTCTGGAGTGAAAACAAGTTGATTGTCTTTCACCTTATCTGGTCTATTGTTGGCGGGTTTGCGCCCAGAGCGAGGCTTTAAATGATCTGGAACAATTACAGGGGTTCGATGGTGCCAACAGCGACCCGTTGCTACCATCTCTACGGTCAACCTGTGACAGCCAAGACGGTATGCTACCTCTCTTCTGCTATAACCATGCTGTAGAAGGACAACTATTTTCTTAGTAAACCTTCTAGTCATCCAATCATATACTTCACCATCTTCAAACATACAAAGTTGTACATCTCGTCTACCGTTTTTGTATCTCTTGGAAGACCAAGGCAGTAACTTAGCCACTTTGGCTTCCAGTTGTGCGTCTGTCAGTTCAATCCTCATACTATTTACCGTGACGTTCTGTATAAAAGCCGAAACTGTTATTAATTTCTTCTACTATATTTTCCCTATATTCACAAGCTAACCTAAATGCTTCTTCATATCCGTGTTGGTTTACACTAAAAGTTTTGGCACACCGTTTACCATTGAGATCATTCCATTGAGCTTTCCAATATAGATTTTTCTTTCCAGCCTTGTTTGTATTGATTAATAAATCTACACCATTAACTCCTGATTTATTTGTACTCTTCATTTTCTGATTATGAGAATTTTGGCGATTAGATACTATTCTTAAATTAGAAATCTTGTTATTTAAAGAATTGCCGTCTATATGGTCAATAAACATTCCTTTTGGAATTACTCCATAATGCAGTTCCCAGATTATTCTTGAGATAGTAAATGTTTTGTTGCTTACTTTTAAACACCATCTAGAATACCCTCTCTGAGTGGCAATTGACCCTACCGGATCACCTTTACTTGCCCTTTTAACTTTATAATCTATACCTGATAACCAATCAGTACACCTGATAAGACAACTAGGTGAATTTTCATCATATTTAAATAATTCTACCCACTCCATAATACCTCCTAGTGAACATCCTTCCAGCTTCCTTCAAAACTAATTTTAGCTTCTCCTGCCAGTTCTAATGGTAACTTAAGGTATTTACCAGCTTCAACCATGCAGTCTACCATCAATTTAGAAATATCATCTTGAATCCCATTTTCTACCTCCCAAGAATATTCATCATGAATGAGACTGATTCTCATTACCTTTTTACCTTTATATAAGTAATATGGTCTTCCAAGATCATCAATATACATCTCACCTAACTTGGCATCCATAAAGCAGGCTGTAATACTCATAGCGATAGCTCCTAGACTTTGACCAAGACAATTTACTAATACATTCTTACCTCGTACAGATAGAATTCTACCATCCCAAGCTGGCACGTACTTATTCTTACCAACAGATGAGAAATATTGTTCTACCTTCTCTTTAAATTGTCCTAACCCATAGTTAGCAATCCAGTAGTTATCATAAGCTACTTGTGCCTCTGATTTTGATAAACCAAGACTAGACGCTAATTTACCTACACCACCACCATAAGCTAATAAATAACTTCCTGTTTTACTCTTATTTCTCCAAGGTTTAAATTCAGGATTATCCTTGTTAGTAGGATCATCAATATTGAATTTGTCTTTTAAATGAGGAAAGAACGCAAAGCTATTAAAGCTATGGCTATCCCCATTAAGAACCATGTCTGCAAACTTACCGCCATCGTATTTAATGGTATAAGCTGCTAATGTCCTATTCTCAAGGGCAGACTGGTCAGCACCACAATACCAGAATCCATCAGAAACAGTGAATAGATCGCGCATTTCTGCCCCTAGTAAAACTTTTACATCTGCCTTTGGGCAATTCACTACTGTACGATGCCGAACGCGAAAAGTAGGTGTATATCCACTAATCTCAGCTGAAAGCCTGCCGTCAAATGCCAGCCTCCAGTTATTTAGCCAACCTGTTACTACTCCAAGCCTGTTTCTAAGTGATAGAAATTTAACTACCTTAGAAGGGATTTCACCACTAAGATTTAGCAGATTAGGGCATAATACCCCTGCATGTTGAATCTTAGGTGAAGTCTTAATCAACTTACCTTTCTCATCACGTTCAGGCTTTCCATCTGGCCCCTTCTTAAAATTCCAGTAATCATCTGAAGGAATCCAACCACTATCAAGAAAATATTGCTTCAATTCAATATTGTCCTCAATCTCCATTGGTAGTTTTACAGGTAGTACTTTCCCTGCTTCCATTTTTGTTTTTAAGTTGTACGCATAGATATACCCATTATCCAGTTTGGCATTATGCTTGACTAGCCACTTCTCCATAATAGTTGATAGTTCCCCACTCTTTTTGAATGGCTTGGCTGGAATCCGATAAAAGGCTTCTTCAGAAGTCTTTAATGGGCGTGGTGGCAATAATGGATCAACTTCAGATTTAATCTGGCCCATTTCATTATCAATACGTTCAATAAGGGCTTTGGCTTTTTCCACATTAAACTTAACACCTGTGTATGCTTGTGCAGAATACAGGAAATAGTCTTTCTGCATTTGCTTAAAGGATGTGTGTATCCAACCATCCTTATACATCTCTTTTGCTTTAGCCCATAAACGCTTACCTACTCCAATATTAGCGTCCACATCATCATTACAATAACTATCCATGAGTGGATGATAGAA